CAAATCCCCGATTGTTGGAGCTTATTACGGCGCCGCTATTAGGCGTGCTGAGAAGGAAGGGAGAATGACAAAAGTCCCTTATGTTTCAAGGTTACCGGTTCATACTGCTTGGGATTTAGGCATGGATGATTCAATGTCAATTTGGTTTTATCAGGTGTTGAATATGGAGATAAGGTTTGTTGATTACTATGAGAGTTCCGGTGAGGGGATTGAATTTTATATTAAGAAGCTACAGGAAAAGAATTATGTTTATGGGAAACATTATGCCCCTCATGATATCAAGGTTAGAGAACTTGGGACCGGTAAATCTCGGTGGGAAGTGGCTAGAAAATTAGGTATTAATTTTAAAGTAGCGCCAAAGTTAGGCGTTATGGAGGGGATTAATGCCGGTAGATCAATTTTTAGTCAGTGCTGGTTTGATAGCGATAAGTGTTCGAGAGGGCTTCAAGCTCTGAGGAATTATAAAAAAGATTGGAATGAAAAGGATAAAGTATTTAGGAATACTCCAAAACACGATTGGGCCTCTCATGGTAGCGATGCCTTTAGAACATTCGCTGTAACTTATAGGGAAAGGGTTAGGACTACCGGCACATTCGATCCTGGTGGAGTTAAACCATTTTACGAGAATATGCCTGGCTAATTAAACTTGCCTTCGAATAGTATTTTTTGGTAGTGTTTTCAATATGGAAGAAATCCAATCTGAAGAAATTAAAATTGTAGATCCTGAATTAGAGATGTTGAGGCTGAATAGGCAGTCTGGATATAACTATCGCCGGCGCAGACAAGCAGACTGGTTAGAAAACTACACCCTGTATAGAGATAGAGTTACTATTAATCGCTTAACACAGCGTCAAACGGTTAATATCCCCCTAATGAAGCAATCGGTTAGAACACTTTTAAAAGATGTTGATGATATGCCGGTGATATATTTTGAAAATTTAGATAACGATCGGCAAGCTGAAATCTTTCAGAATGAACATTGGAGGATAACCACCGAAGAGAATCACATGGAGTTGCAAGATATTGTTGACAAGCGACAGGTGTTTTTGTTTGGCAGAACCTTTGATCAATGGCAAATTGTAGATGGCAAGATTAAGATGACGGTTCAAGATCCTCAAGATATGTTGGTTTCTAGGCATTGTGATCCCTTTGATCTGAATTCTTCAAGGTTTTTAATTCATACTCATATTTTTGTGCCGCTGAGTACTCTAAAAAACAATCCCGACTATGATCAGGCAGAAGTTAAAAAGCTAGAGAAGTTTTATGGCACTCTACAGGGAATTTTAAAGAAAAAAGATAATGTTGATATGATGGTGGAGAAGAATGAGAAGATGCAGGAAATGGGTGTACCAGATGTTGCCGATCCAGTATTAGGGGAAACTTACGTTGAATTGTCTCTACAGTTTTTGTACAGAGAAGATGAAAAAGATAAGGATGACAAGAAGCTTGAAGAGCAGTTGTTTTTATATGTTGAGGCTGATGATCAAGTAATTTTGATGAAGAAGCCACTAGAAGAAATATTGGGTGTTACTGAAGATAATTATTGGAGAAATCATTATCCTTATGTTTCATGGGGTGATGATGTCGAGCGTCAAGATTTTTGGAGTGATGGTATCGGAGATATTATTAGGGGGCCAAATAAAGTAGTGAACTCATGGTATTCTCAGTTGGTAGAAAATAGAACACTGAGAAATTATGGGATGCACTATTTTGATTCAAGTGATGAAACTTTCATGCCTCAAACTTTTGCTCCTGTCCCCTGGGGTTGGTACCCGGTCCCGGGAAAACCAAGTGATGTATTGCAAAAAGTTGACATTCCAGATCTTAGTGAGTCGCTTGATGAAATGCAGTTTGTTATTCAAATTTCTGAAAAAGCTTCCGGCGCTACCGCTACTCAACAAGGTGTACAGACTGAGAGAAAAATAACTCTAGGAGAGGTTGAGTTAGCTCTAAATGAAGCTAAAGAGCGAGTTAAGGGTATGAGTAAATTCTATACTCCAGCCTGGAAACAGAGATCTGAAATCTTTTTAAAGCTTATTGAGGGTCGACCAGACTTACTAGATGCAGTTAAGATTTACAAAAAAGGTCGAAATACTCGCGATATATTTTCACGTGAGATTGATCCTAAAGATTGGATGACTAAGTTAGGCTATCGTACTAGAGTGTGGAGCCAAGACGAAAAGAACGCTCAAGATACAGAGACTTTAAACAAACTTAATGCCGTTAAATCAGTTATGCCGGATAATCCAAAACTAGCAGAGGTGTATAACCGAAAGTTGCTCGAATTTGTAGATCTATCACCAGAAGAGATTAATGACATTATGGAATTTGAAGAACAAAAACGAGAAATGATGGCCGCCAATCCTTTGTTGGGTGCTGGTCAACCATCGCCTCAAGGACAACCGGCTCAATCAGCTCAACCAACACAACCATTATCAATTCAACCACAAGGCTAATATGTCAATGATGAATAGTATTTTAGAGCGCATCGGATTAAAGTATGACGATTTAAGTAAAGAAGAAGAAAAAACTCTACATGGTTGGTTAGAAAAGCTTGAAGGAAAAGAATTGACTGTTAGTAGCGTAAGGGATTATATTATTGCGATGCGAAGGTCTGTAGATGAAGAAGTGTCTAAAACTAGTCATAATTCTAAACAAGATCTGTTTTTAAAAGCAAGATTAAGAAATTATATATTGCTTGAATCTTTTTTGGATAGTCAGGGAAAAACTAAGAAAATGCTTGAAAGAACGATTGCCGGATTAGTAGCTAGTAGGAAATAAACTTATGAAATTAAACACAAGATCACAAGAGGTTTTAGATAGAATTGTTATTAAGTCGGTTCCTGAGCTTTCGACAGGAGATATAGCGTTTCTTCGTGCTAGACGAGCCTATTTGACTGAGGAGCAATTGAAGCTATATAAAAATGTTTTAAAGCCTAAAAAGACTACAGCCAAGACTAATGACGATGAGTTGTCTTATAAACAACTTCAAAAAGAAGCATCAAAACTTGGTATGAAAAATGTAGTTGGTAAGAGTAAAGAAAAATTAATTGAATTCATTAAAGATAACAAAAGATAACATATATTAATAACCTAACCCTTTAAGGAGGACTGGTAAAATGACAAAACACGTTAAACCAACTAGCGAAGAGCTAGAAAATAAAGATAAAGAGATCCAAGAAGAACTCGAAGAACTAGAAAATCAAGAAGAAAATCTTGAAGAGGAGGTTGTTGAGGAAGAAATCGTTGAAGAGGAAGAGGAGGAAGTTGTTGAAGAGGAAGAGGAGGTTGTTGAGGAAGAAGAGAAACCGGAGGTCAAAGAACAAACGTATAAAAAAAAGTTTACTGAATCTACTAAAGAAGCCCAGGTACTTCATGCGAAGAATAAAAAAATGCTTGATGCTTTTAATCAGGTTAGCGAGGTGAAGGACCCGACTGATGAAGAGATGCGGGAAGAGCTTGTTGATTGGGAAGATTTAACCGAGTTTGAGCAGAAAATGGCGAAAGATGCACGGAAAACCAGCCAGCGTTTTGAAGCAATTAATACAATTGCTCAAGACAATAAGGATGGATCGGCCTGGGGGGTGAAGGTGGATAAATTTGTTGATGATCCGGCTACTGTTACTAATAACTCTGATTTAGAGGGTCGACTTGATGAGTTTAAATTGTTTGCTGGTAAGCCATCGAGAAGAGGCGTAGATTTTCAAGATTTAATATCTGCTTTTTTATATGAACTTCAAGAAACGAAGCCGGCAAAGAAAAAGGGCAAGATGTTTGAGACTGGTTCTGGTGGTCCGAACAAAAAGTCTAAACCAAAATCAGGTAAAATGAGCATTGAAGCTGGTGCCGCCCTCAAGAAATCAAACTATAAAGCATACGTGGTGGCGTTGAAAGCCGATAAAATAGAGAAGGAATTTTAAAATCTAGTTGACAATAGATAGTTTTGTTTAATAGCATTGAACTATTAACCCTCCTAACCCCTTTTTGGGACTGGCCAGGAATACAAGCCAATTAACAAAAAGGAGCTGAATATGCCAACAGCATACGGCACAAAACTCGCAGAAGGGTTTTCTAATAAATTAATGTTGAAGATGTACGATCGAAATACGATCGGTGAAATCGTCAATCGAGACTATGAAGGTGAAATCAATGAAGTTGGTTCTAAACTGAATATTCTCGCTTTCGATAAAATTACTGAAAAGACTTATGCCAATTCGGCTTTGTCTCCAGATAGTCTCTATGAGCAAAATTCTCAGTTGATTATTGATACTTATAAGGCTTTCTATTGGAGTGAAAAAACTCTAGCAAGATGGTTGTCTTACATTAAGAGTCCCCATTCCACTATTGTTGATCAAGTTTCAAATGAGCGTAGTAAAAACATGGATGAATTTGTACTTGGTGCATATTCAGATGTTGGAGCTGGCAATAGGGTCGGAACAGATTATGAGACTGGAACTGTAACAATCACCACTTCTACTGGTGCAGTTGTTGGATCTGGAACTACTTTTACCGAGGCTATGGAAGGCAGAGGCTTTAAAGCCGATGGCCATGATACTTGGTATAGAGTTAAAGATTACACCAATGCTACTCATATCACCATTGAAGATGATTTAGATGATGTAGATTCAGTATATTCAGGTGGAGCAATTTCAGGCGGTAGTACATATACTGTTGAAGCCGCAACGAAGGTTCAAATCTCGGCCTCTAATATACTTGAGTATATTGGTAAGTTAAAATTAAAGCTTGATGAAGCTGAAGCGAATGGTTATTCAACTGTTCCTTCATCTGATAGATGGCTAATTTTACCTCCAAAAATGATTGACCTGATCCCAAGAGCAACTGGTGTTGCCTTGCATGTTCCGGAAGTTTATTCAGAGCTAATTAAAAAAGGCCTGGTAACTCAGTTACTAGACTTCAATATCTATAGCTCGAATCGACTAACTGGTGATAATGATGATGGATTCAGGGTCCTAGCCGGTCATAAGAACTGGATGACATTTGCAGAAAAGGTTTTGCAAGTACGAATGGAAGAGGATCTACCAGGTGACTTCGGAACTGCTTACAAAGATCTATTTGTATACGGCAAGAAAGTTACTGATTCGAGACGTCACCAAGCCACGGAAGGCTATTGGTACGTTTAACAATTAGAGATAATATCCACCTTCCCTATATTTTAGATAGGGGGGTGGATCTGAAAAGAATTAAAACATGGCAACATTTCCACTTAAAACAGATTTACCTAAAACAACCAGAGAAGAGATAGATAGAATTGAAGCTATTGATTCCGGTAGTAGAACTACTGGTGAAAGCGCTTTTTTAACTGCTTTAGATCCGTATTTAGATAATCGTGTCCTCAGATATAGTGAATCTTTAGATTCTACTGCTGAAGATAGTGATGATCTAATTTTAGAAGCCGAGGGAAATACTTTGCCAACTGGTTTAACTGGTTTTAGAAATGGGGCCTGTTTTTACGATTTAGATAAGGGCGGAATGAGTATTTATATCAATACTGGTGATGAAGATGGTGCTATTTGGTCCCTATTGGGTGGTCAAGTAATTTCAGCCTCACCTTCATTAAGTCCTTCATTGTCAATATCGCTCAGTCCA